AAAATCAAGCAAACAGTCTTAGCATCTCCATTCTTTCAACCTTATATTGGCAAAGACACTGAACTTGAAATGCGATTCTTTACTGAAAATGACCGTAAAGAAAATGAAAGAAGAGATACAGCCGGACTTAATTTATTTTCTGGTTCATTAGTTTTAAAATGCGGTTCTAGTAGTGCTTCTGGTCTCGTTGGTCTTACTTGTTGGTGTGTAATCATGGACGAAATTGCTGCTATGGCTGGTGATAATCCTGATTCTGGACTTGATTACGATTTATATAATGACCTAAAACCTTCTCTTGCAACTTTTGGTAGAGATGGAAAGATGATGATGCTTTCCAACCCTAAAGGACCTATTGGATTGCTTTATGATTTGCATGAAAATAGACAAGACGACCCTTCAACTCTTGTTATGCGTGGTCCTACTTGGCTTGTAAATCCAAATATTGATAGAGACTTTCTAGAATCTGAAAAACTTAAAAATGGCACTGAATATCAAATGCAATATGGTGCTGAGTTTGGTGCTTCATCCTCAGATCCTATGTTTTCCGAAGATTCAGTTAATAGGATGTTTTCATCTTCTTCTATGGTTAAAAGAAGAGAAGAAGGGAATGGATTCTATGATTATTTCTGCCATATAGACCCAGCAAGAACTTCAGACTATTATGCTTTAGCTGTTGGTCACTGTGAAATCATGTATGGAACTAATGGTCAAGACGGTAGACCTTTGAGAAGAGTTGTTATAGACCATATTCATTTCTGGAATCCTAAAACCAAAAATCAACCAGTACCAGAAAAAGAAGTAGAAGACTATATTCTTTCACTTCATAAAAGATTTAGATTTAAACAAGTAAGTATAGACCAATGGAATTCTCAATCTTCAGTTATCAAATTAAGAAATATGAGAATACCAATTGTCGAAAAAACATTCAATAAGCAATATAAAGAAGGCATATATACGGAACTAGCAACTTTATTGAGAGAAGACCGAATTGATATTTATGATATTTCGGGTGGAACTTATATTGATGCTAGGGGAAATGAAATGCCTCTAGATGAGATTAAAGAGGCTAAAACTCAGTTCTTATTTCTTCAAAAGAAATGGAAAGGCAATAGATTTATTATCGAATCTTTAAAAGGGTATCACGATGATATTTGCGATGCTATTGCAGCAGTAGCTTATGAAGCATTCTTTTCTAAGATTATTGTCAACCTACCTAAGTCAAGGTTAATCAATACAGGCACAAGAATAAGATAACAATATTTCTAGTATTTTGGGGATAAAAATGGCCAATCAAAATAAAAATATCAGAACAGCGGCAGGTTTTGGTGGTGTAGGTGGTGCTGGATCTGGTGCTTGGGCTCCTGGTGGGAATCCAATTGGTAAAGGCGGACAAACTCAAGGTAATTTTAACCAGTTTGTTGACGATGCTAGTTTTGAAGCTATTTTATCAAGAATTCATCAAGATGCACCAGATGACCCAGAAAGAAATATGGAAGCAAGATTAGTTCCTCAGCATACCCTCAAAGAAGATGATGCTGTTAACAATCTTGATATTTTGGATGTGGATGAAAGAAATGCTTTTAAATTGAGAACCAAGCTACGTGCTCATAAGCATATGTTAGAAAAAGCAGCAACTCAAATGAAAGCTAATCCACATCATCAAAAAATCCAACATTCTACGATGGAAGATTCATTACAATCTCGTAGAAAATACAAAGATGGACAAAAGTTTGATTATGAAGATGATGTCCCAGCTCAAATCAAACCAGAAAGAACTCATTCCATTTATTCAAGCACAAAAAATGAAAGAGTAGCTATTGATTTCACTTATAGAAGAAGAGATCAAATTAATGAAGCAGAACCAGGCGATGCAGATGCTTGGTGGAAGGCTACTAAACAACAAGTTCCTATGGGCAAGGCTCCATTATTAACAAATGGTGCTGAAATTGACAAATATTTTGATGAATTATTGAATGAAAATAATCCAAACCCAAGTGGTATGTGGAATGAAGAAAATATTCAAAATGAAGAAATAGTTGACCCTGATACAAAGCCAAACTTCAGTGGCAATAGTTCTGCAAAAAACTATGACCCTAAAAACAATTCCGAAATGTCATTAGAGCAACAGCTTCATGCAGATTCTTATCCAAAAAATCAATATGATAGAAATAACTTTGGAAATGAACCTATTGGATTTGATGATGATCCATTGATGCAAGGTCAAGGAAACTATCCAAGAGTTCCATGGGCATAAAATCTGTAAAATAATCATATGCCAAAATATGATTATCTTGTTGTTGGAGCCGGTTTATTCGGCTCCATTTTTGCATATGAAGCAAAAAAACTTAATAAAAAAGTATTAGTAATTGACAAAAGAAATCATATAGGTGGAAACTGTTATTCAGAACCATATGAAGACTATCACATTCACAAATATGGTCCTCACATTTTTCATACTTCTTTAAAATATGTCTGGGATTATATAAATCAATTTGCAACTTTCAATAATTTTACATTGAGAAATAAAGCAAATATCAATAACACAATATATTCTCTGCCAATCAACTTAAGCACAATACAACAAGTATGGCCTGATGCATATAATCCACAAAATGCAATCAATAAAATCAATCAAGATAAAATAAATATTCCAAACCCACAAAACTTTGAAGAATATTGCTTAAGCACTATGGGTAAAACTTTGTACGAAATGTTTTTTTATGGATATACAAAAAAGCAATGGGGAAGAGATCCAAAACACTTACCAGCATCAATCGCACAAAGAATACCACTCAGATTAAACTATAACGATAGATATTATTCTGATGCTGATATTTATGAAGGTGTGCCAATTGATGGATACACAGCTATATTTAAAAACCTATTAAAAGATATTGAAGTTAATTTAGATTGTGATTATTTCAGTGATAAATCTTATTTTAATTCATTAGCAGAAAAAGTTGTTTATACTGGCCCTATAGATAAACTTTTTGAATATAGATTTGGTGATTTAGAATACAGAACTTTAACTCATAAACACTATGAAATTAACTCAGATTTTCAAGGAACTGCTCTCGTTACATATCCTTCATTAAATATTGAATGGACAAGAATAATACAGCATAAATATTTCACTTTTAGTAAGTCAGAAAAGGATTATATTACTTTCGAATATTCTAAATCTTATGACAAAAACTTTTCTGAAGAACCTTATTATCCTATTAATGATTATTTAAATAATGAAAGATATGAAAAATATCGCATTGAAGCAGATGGACTAAAGAATCTTATTATTGGTGGAAGATTAGGAAGCTATAAATATTATGATATGGACAAGACTATTGTTAATGCATTAGATGTTTGTAAAAAAGAATTAGCAGGAAAATAAATCTAAAATTAATAAAAAACCAATTATGAAAAGTAAATTTGTTGCTTCAAAAATAAAACTTGCCTATGATTTAGATAAGGCAGGTTTTTATAGAGAATCAGATAGTGTTTTTTCTGAGCTGTTAAAATTTGCACAAATTACTCCACAATTTTCTGTTACTAAGCACGATTATGTTGGCAAAGTCCCATATAAAGATTTAGAAGATGAGTTTGAAGAAGCTGATCACGCAAGGTTAGATAAACAGGATCGTTTTAGATCACCAGATTATTATGATGATGGTGAAAGTGATGAACCTGATGAGCAAAATACTGAAGCTAAACTTCATGGACCTTCTGGTACTGGTATTGCTTATGTCGATCCAGGTCCAACAACAAAATCAGTAGGTATGGATGAAAGTGCCAATGATGGTACTTTAGATAATTTTACTTTCGAAAACACTTATGAACAAAATGTTGCTGATGGCAAGGGCTATCTCAACAGAATACCAAGATAGGAGAAAACAATGCCTTTACCAATTCAATCATTAAATAACTGGAATGATGACAACAACGACAAAGTTTCAATGGAAGGATTAGGTTTATCTGATATCCAACTTATGTTACTTGGTGGCAGTACTAACACAAGAGAAGCAAAAGTTACAGTAAGCCAAAGACATATCGATTTGCTTAAGATTATTGAGCAAAATCAAGACGAAATTGTCACTGCTGCTAATATTGTAAATAACATCAAAGATGGGAAAACATTTGTCGTTCCAAAAAATATTGATGACAATTCACTTTTAGCACTTAAGACTGCTGGACTTATTTCTGGTCACGGTAGATCAGTAACTTTAACAGACAGAGGAAGAGTTGCATTGAGAGATGCTTACTTGAAAGATCCTGTTAATGAGTTTAGAAAAGCTAGAAAGAAAGATAAGTTTGATTTAAATGCAGCTAAAGAAGTTAAAGTTGCAAGCAAAAAGAGTAAGTTTACAAAAACTTGACTCACAGATGATTTTGATGGAAAGTTTTCTGTCAGATTTGTAGCTGATAATAATGCAACTCTTTCTAAAGGTTTAATGCATGCAGAGCCTTTAGAAGAATTTGAAACTGCATTTTTTATCTTTCCAGAAATAGGAAATTATTCATTCTGGAATAAAAATGTTTCTTTCCCTTTGACATTAGCATTTTTAGATAATAATTTTAAAATTGTTGATTTTAAAGATATGGAAGCAGAGCAAACAAAAAGTGTCTATCCTAAATCTAACAATGTCAAATATGTTGTAGAAGCAAATAAAGACACATTTAAAAAACTAGATATAGAAATTGGAGATTTTTTAATCCACAAGGGTGATGATTTAGTTTTGCGTAAAAGTAAACAATAAGCTTTTTAAAGGTTTTTTATAAGTAAATATAGAAAGGTTTTATAAGTTTCATCCAGTTTAATAACTGAATGTGGATTGAAATATGAAGGATTGAACTTGAGAGGTAATTAAAATAATGGCCGATAGAATTTTCCCTAATAAGTTTCAAGAATCAGGATTGGATTCTGAACTTGTTTTTACAGGTATTAACTGGGACACATTCAATGAGAGATTAGCCGCTGTCAAAGATGGCGAAGGTGATAAGAAAGTTCCACATGAGCTTTTAGACGCTTTAAATGATAAGTATCCAGAAGAATTTGATGAAGAAGCTGAATCCAACGACAGAGAAGGTGGCAATAAATGGGCCGCTTATGCTGAGGATGAAGACGATGAAGATATGGAAGATGAAGATGAGTCTGAAGAAGACGAATCTGATGAAGAAGATGAAGAAGATGAAGATGAAGAAGCTGAAATGAAAAAGACAGCAAAAATCATTTTCAATCACCCATCACAACTTTCAGCTGATGCAGTAGAAGCAGCTATCGCTTCTGGTGATAAGAGACTTGCTAACACAATTTTAGCAGCTCGCCATGAAAGAAGAGTTAGATTAGCTACTCAAATTGAAACCAACATTAAGACTGCACAAGCTCATCAAGCTACTTTGAATCAAAGAAGAGCTTACAGAGAAAACCTTGTAAAGGTTGCTGCAAAGAATGAAGCAAGAACTGCAGTTGCTCAAAAGACTGCTTCAAAGAATACTCAACCAACATTTGTAAAGGCTTCTGCTCTTAACAACAATGCAAAGAAAGCATTTGCTGCAAAAGCCATTGCTTCTGGTTTCCCAGCTGAATATGTTGAAGCTATGCTCAATACTCCTGTTACTGAAGCTCCACAAGTTGTTGAAATCAAGCAAGTTATGGCTTCTAACCTCAATGTTAGCACCAAGAAGCAAGTTGTTGCAAGCATTATCAAAGTCGCTGAACTTGATTCTGCAAACATCAACAGATGCAAAGATTACTGGAAAAATGAGCTTGGCTATGGCGATCCAGAATGGGTTGACGAATTATTTAATAGCAAAAACTAATAACTAACCTCAAGTTCAAAATATCCCAGGGCGAAAGTCCTGGGATATAGCCTTGAGGAAAAATATAGGAAAGAAAATGAGCAAATTCAAGAAAGTTTCAGAAATCGAAAATATTCCATCTTTTATTGAAAAGAAATTTGTTGGCGCAAGCTATGATGTTGTTGAAGATCCTTATGCTGAGTTAAAGAACAACTCTGCAAACAACAGAAATAAGATTGCAAAGCAAACTGTTGGAATGCAAAAAGAAGCTCAATCTTTTGACAGATCTTGGGAAACAATTCAAGGCCCTTCCGTTTATGCAGAGCCTACTTATTCATTTAGACAAGAATCAGAAGATAGCTTAAATCCTAATGCAATCAGAAGAGCAGGTTCCACATTTGATGATGGCTTGAATGCTAGAACAACTACAAGTGGCCTCAAAGCTTATTCTGCAGATGAATATATGAATGCAATGCTTTCCAGATCAGCTTCTATTTTCAATCCTGACATGATTGCAATCTCAGAAGAGTTTTTAAATAGCCAAGAATCATCCAGCCAACAAGCTATGGTAAATGATGCACAAAGAAGAGAAGCTAGAGCTTCTAAGCATAGTTCATGGCAAGAAGAAAAACTCAATTCTCTTAGAAAGTCTAGTGTTGTTTCAAATAGAGCACATTCTGTTTTAAGAACAAGCAATGAATCTGAATATTCCTCACAATGGGGAATGATTGATCCAGACCAACTTGATCAAAGAGAATTCCAAAAAGTCGCTATGCAAGAAAAATCAAGACAAAACAGAATGGGTGTTAAGAAAAACCATACTGAAGACATTGAAAATAGAGCAGTTAATAAAGCGCAAACTATTCACGATATTTACAACAATATCAATATCAACTTAGATATTGATAAATTCTAATATGGACAAAAAGTTTTCTTTTTCTGGTATTGCATCTAATCCAGCTTCAGGAATCAATAATATTGATTTAAATGTTGCTGGAGCAGATGGTTCTGGCATGAGTTCAGACTCATCTGGTGTTACTAAAAAGGAAATGATTGCTTTACTTAGAAAAGTTGTCCAATCAGAAAATGAAACTCTTAAAGAATATAAATCTGATCTTGAAGAGATTATTGAAAGAATAACAAGACCAGAATATAAAAAGAGAGTTTCACAAATTATAACTGCAATCGATATGGCTCAAGATCCAAGAAAAAGGACTAAAGATCCAAGCACTGGTGAATATGATCCAACTGCACAACAGTTAGCAGAAAGGATGATGAATAAACTTAGCCATCTAGAGCATGAAGAAAAGCACAATAATCATCATACAGCGGGTACCAAAACTATGTCATTTAATAACAGAGAAGCACAAATTAAAAAGAAAAAGAAGACTAGAGGTAATCCTTTCCGTGTTTTAATGGGGAAAGTAGGTAAGTTATTAGATCATGGTATCGAAAAGAAAGATATTGTTAGATATTTAGCAAAACAAAAGTTCTGGGGTAATGAAACCATTGAAAGAGCTGTTGATATCGTTAGAGATTATAACAAGAAGAAAAAACAAGATAGTAATGATGATAAAAAAGTAAAAGAAGAAAAAGAAGAAAAAGAAGAAAAGAAAGCATCTGCAGAAGTCAATGTTAAAACTGCTGCATATGACTACGATACAGAACCAAATTGGGAAAAGAGATCTACTGCTGAACTTATCTACAATGCTTACTATCTCGATGGTCTTTTGGATGACAAAGATGCAGCCAGTAAAGATGGTGCTGCAGCAGAGTTGAAAAAGATTAAAACAGAATTGAAAAATAGAGGGGAGAGCCTTGAGGAACTAGACTTAGGTTAATAACTATGGATAATAAAAACTATACTATAAAAACAAAATTACACTCTCATAACCCTAAAGTTGTAGATAAGCTTATTGGTGGTAATGGAATTTTAAATATGCTCAATGATGTAATGAGTAATATTCCAAAAGCACCAACCATGGAAACCCCTTTTCACTTACTTAATGACCATGATTTTGACCATTCAGATCCAATCGTAGATAAGTTTATGAATATGGGCGGTCCTAAGCATGTAGTTAAGATTTTCAAGATTGATTCACCAGATGATATTTCTAAAGCAATGCATCATCTTGCAAGTACTTTACAAGAAACAAGATTAGCATTAGTAAGAAAAGAACTTAGAAATATTTTTGCATCTTTACAATCTGCTTTGGATATTAACAATGAAGCAGTAAAACTTGAAAGAACTGCATCCAAAATGAGAACTTCTTCAAGAGGATTCCACCAAGGAGAATCTCTTTGTGGTGTTGAGTCCCTTATGAAGATTGCAAACAAGAAAGAAATGGTTGCACTTGATGATGTTGAAAAAATGATTAGCGCTGGTGGATATGTATTTTTATCCCGTGCTGCAGAAATCGTTAAGAATATGTACGAATCTTATTCAACTCCAAGAAATACCAGAGTTGCATATACCACTTTAGCTACACAAGATGGCGAGCCTTATTTAATGTGCCCTAAAGGTATTTACATTAATGGTCAAGCAGTGCCAATGGAAGTTTCAAAATGTAGACATAACTGCATTGATTCAAAAGTATCTAAAGATGGTTCAGTTTCTTGTAACTATCAAACTTGGATTAAAAAATCATTCCAAACTCATGATGTTGTTATGGGTAGATTGGACACCACAAGACATCCTGATAATGAAGCCAATCTTTTAAATATTGAAGAAGGCAAGAGAAAGAGACATGATGATGAAGTTGGCTATGAAAGATTATTTGAAGAAAGTGATCTCGAAGCAGCTAAACTTAGAAAGAAAGATGTCAATCAAACAGATAATAGAGAAAAACAACTCTCTGATTTAAAAGCTGTTCAATATGGCCATACAGTTGATGATAAGAAATTAAATCAACATGTAAAGCTTTCTCAAACAAATCATACTAAAACTATTGAAGAACAACTCCCAAATAGAGAAGAAGTTAAGAAATCTTTATTTGATAGACTTGTTGAAAAATACAATAACAAAGTTGAAGAAACAGATGTTATTGAAGATAATTTATCTGATAATGCTGGCCTTTATGATCAAAAAGGTGACCAAGAAGATTCCACCCTTCATATGGTTAATGAAATGAAAGAAAAACCAGTACATGTTATTAAAGAAATTAATGACGATGCTGGTGATGGTGCTGATGATTCTATCTCCCATACATTGAACAAAACAGCTAAAAAAAAGGATGATTTAAAGTCATTTGATTCACATTTAGAAGAGAAGAGAACTAATAAAGATATTGATAAGAATATCGAAACTCTTTTGGGTGAAGATGCTGATTGGGGACATCAATTTGCAGATGAAGATTTAAAACATTTTGCTGATCAGTTAGGTTTAGACTATATCTTAGAACAATCAAGAGAAGACTAAAATGTGGTACAGATTATCCCAACAAAATATCGGAGGAGGAGCAATAAAAGCTGCTCCTCTTCTTCCAGTTAATGATGGTGGAAATCCATTAGAACAAGTTGAAACATTTGTTCCTCAACATAATGGTTATGAAGCTTTAAACACTGAACTTCGATTCATCTTAGAAGAAATGGGGCAGACATTAGAAGATTATTATGAAATGTCTGTAGATCAACAAAAAGAACTCTGGGATATCTTAATCAAAAGGCCTCATCATATTGGTGGTAGTGAAGCTTCTGATGATTCTAATTCTGGCACTTTTGGAGATCAAATGTCTTCAAACTCTCATAGAAGGCAATCTCCATTCCATCATGCTCCAGAAAATACATCTATTGAAGAGCAATTAGAAGGGTCAAGACATCAAAATAATAATGTAGAGCCTATAAATATGCAATCCCAAGCAGCACAAACAGGTAAACCATTACAAACAGGTATTGGACAACCAGCTGCATTTGCTTCTGGCAAAGGAGCTGCTTTATTCATGGGAGACTTACCTGCAAATCAAACATTAATTTAAAAATGTAGGTATAAATTAGATCATGAGTTCCAAAGATTCGCCTTCATTAGCCAAAGTTCTTAAAACAGCAGCACATAACGTAACTGGAGAAAGAGTATTAGGTTCAGCTGAGTTTGACAGACAATATGCAAACTCAAGGATTACTTCAGGCTTAGGACCTTCAGTAAATCAAAAAACTGCATCCGGTGGTAATAATACAATGACCACCGCACCTAACTTTTACTCACCATTTCTTACTCCTTCTTCATTCCAGATTCCAAATGCTCGCCGTGAAGTTTATTTATGGGCTAACTGGTGGAGAAATAACGAACCAAAAATCTCTGCTGCAATCAACTTCTATACCAACTATCCTTTCTCTGGATGGAAGTTAGAATGTTCATCTTCATATGTTAAAGACTATTTTGAAAAACTAACTCAAAGACTTAACTTTCAAAAATGGTTGCCAGAAATATCCAAGGTTTATCACTTACTTGGAGATGCTTTTGTACTTCTCTCTATTGACTGTGAACATTGCCATGGCTCTAACTGGGATGAAGAGAAGAATGAAGAATGTAAACATGATGGAGCTTCTTGGAGATCCGTTTCTATTCTTAACCCTGATGCAGTTTTAAAATCTCCAGGTCTTATTGATCAACCAGGAATGTATGTCTATCGTCCATCTCCTGAAGAAATGAAGATTGTTAACGAAAGACAACCAAAAGAACTTTATGATGCTATTCCTGATAGTGTAAAGAAACTTATAATCAGAGGAGAGCCAATCAAGCTTAATCCGATTTCTATTCATCACTTTAAGCATGGTTCAAATCCATGGGAAGACTATGGAACTCCTTTGATTCGTCCATTGTTCCCTACATTAGCATATAAAGATAAGTTAAGACAATCTCAATGGATTGTTGCAGAAAGACATATCCTCCCTGTTAAAGTTGTCAAAGTAGGAAATGATCAAAGACCAGCATCACAAGAAGACCTCGACTCTGTCCAAGATGAATTGGCTGCAATTGCTAACGACCCTAACCTTACTCTTGTCACTCACCATGCTTTTGACTTTGATTACGTTGGAGCTTCTGGAAAAGTACTTCAATTAACTAATGAATATGAGCTTATTGACCAAGAAATCTTAGATGGTGTTATGCTTAATAAAGCTCTTCTTAATGGTGAAGGTCCAACATATGGTAATGCTCAAGTTGGTCTTCTTGCAATGGCTCAAAGACTAGAGACATTCAGAAGAGAAGTAGCAAGATGGGTTGAGGAATGTGTTTTCAAACCAGTAGCTGAATGGAATGGTTTTACTATTGAAGGTGAAAGAGGGCAAGAAGAAATCATCTTTCCTACTATCAAATTCGATGATCTTCAATTAAGAGATGATACTGGCAAACTTCAAATGATGGTTACTGCTAATACCAATGGAGTTATTTCCAATATGACTCTTATTGAAGCATTTGGATTAGACCCAGACCAAGAAATTGAAAGGTTAAGATTTGAGCAAGGAGCTAACTTTGTTCAAAATCCAGCCCTTGGAAATACTGATTTAAATACTGGCTTTCAATCTGGTGACGTAACTGGTCAAGGTTTTGGTGCTCCTGGTGCTGGTGGCGATATGGGAATGGGTGCTCCAGGTATGGGATTAACACCACCGCCTCCAGGTGGGATGGCAGCTCCTCCAATGGGTGGAATGCCTATGGCATCAAGTCCAACTGATAACTATAGATTAGCATCAACCATCGTAAATGATATCTACACAGAAAGATTAAATTCTTCTTCAAAACTTATGAACATGAGGATTGCTGGAAGAAGATTTAAATCAGCAGCGCATGAAGGTTTTATTAGAAGCTTAACTCCCGTTTCTGGTCGTGCTTATTTAGGCTCATTACCTGAAGAATATGATGGTTTTGGTGGCATTATTATTCCACAGCCATTTGGAGGAGATAACTGTACTCCTGTTAACTATTATGCTCAACAAGAAATGCATTATATTCAATCAGCTCCAGAAACAAGAGAGGTATTTGCTAAGAAAAAATTTGAAAAACCAGCACCTCAAATGTTTACTTCTATCGAAAAGAAACTTTATGGTTTGATGCTTTCTTTAAATATGCCTTATCCATTATATGCACAATATGCTGCAGGACCAACAATGGATTACCAACTTGATGCAGCTATTCCTAATCTTAAAATTGGAATTGAAGCTGATGGTGAAATTTGGCATAACAATCCTGAAAAAATCGCCAAAGATAAGAGAAGAGACATCGAACTTGCATCTAATGGTTGGATTATTTTAAGATTCACAGACAAAGAATTAAATGACCATCCACAAGATGTATTAAATGTAATAATGCAAGCTATTAGAAAGAAAACTGGTGCTTCAAAAAATGCAAACCCAGAAGAAGAAAAGATTTAAACTCTCAAATCTTCTGTACAAAAAACCTATCGTCGAGATAGGTTTTTTCTTTTAAACAGGAAATTTAAGCATTTATTCAGAACAAAAACCAATAATAATGTCTAATTATTTCAGCATAAAAATGATTGCAGGAGAAATTTTTACTTATGTATAGAGTTGCCAAAGGTGGTCCTATTACAATTAATAGTTTTTTAACCACCGAAGACAGAAATACTGCAAGAGAACATATGCTTAAAACTGCTTCCAAACAGATGAGAGAAGCAGCTAAAATCGGATTACAATCTCTTTACGCAGATCCTTCAGACGTACTTGAAAAATACAAAGATTTCGATATTGTCAAAGAAATGAAGGCACGTAAGGATGCCAAACTTCTATGGGTTCGTGCCAGAGCTATTGATGCTGATACTGTCAATCATAATGGCGACTATTTTTCAAAAGAAGAACTATTAAAAGAAGCAGAAATTAAAGGCGAAAAAATCCCAGCATATAAAACTTTTGAAGGCGTTCCAATTTATACCAACCACAAAAATGATGATATTGAACAAGCTAAAGGTATGGTGGTTTATGCTGAATGGGACGAAAAAGAAAACTGTGTCTATTGTACTTTCTTTGTAGACGAAGAAGCTTATCCTGATATTGCAAGAAACATTCGTACTGGTGTTATTCACGATGTTTCTATGGGATGTTCTGTTGCTTATGGTACTTGTTCAAAATGTGGAAACAAGGCATACACAGAGAAAGAATATTGTTCCTGTCTTAAAAAATGGAAAGGTAAAAAAGACCCAGATAATAACAAGCCTATTTTTGAATACAACTATGATTTAAAATTTATCGAACTTTCTTGTGTTGGTGATGGAGCTTTTGATACTTGCGAAATCCAAGAGATTTATGATGTTGATGAAGTTTTAAGTGCAGCCGGTGAAGTTGAAAAGAAAGCAAGTGAGATTCTTTCAAACATTGTTATAGCTCAACAAGGCGCACCAGTACATTATAGAAGTGAATATGAGAATTCTTTAAGAGTTGCAGAAAGTACTACAAAAACTGCTCTTAGATTAGCACAAACAGCTGGAACACTTGTGGGTGGTCCTTTGATGGCTGGAGAAGGAGCTAATCAAAATTCTACAGTCAATGCAGTTTTAGGTGCTTTAGGTATCGATCCAAGAACTGGTTTAAATATCTTGGATATGATTAATCTTTCACTCAATTTCTTAGAAGTTGCTGTGATGAATATGTTTGCCAGAAAAGATAATGTTGACTTAGCCCATGTAGGCAAAATCACTAAGTCTATGGCAGACCTCCAATCAACCATGCAAGACATGATTGATGATGGTATTGATGTCGGTTCAGGTCAAGCACCACAGGCATTAAACCAACAACAGCTACAACAGCAACAAGCTCAACAACCTGCAGCTAATGTCCAACAAGCAAACTATATGCCTGCTGGAAATGTAGGAAAAATGGTTGAGCCTTCTATGTTTGATAATGCTGTGGGAAGTGGAGTTGCATTAGCTTCTTCTAGATCACATCATTTGGTATGGGCTTCTCGTGATGGTAGAAGAGAAGTTTTTGCAAGCACTAACTCGAGAAAAGAATCAAATTTTGAAAAGTTTTCAAAAAGTTTAGTGAATCTTAAAGAAGCTTTAGGTGATAAGTCAGCTACTGCTTCTGTTACTCAGGACGTTATTAGATTAGCTAATGAACGAAACAAAAATATTAGAAATAATACGCCCCATTCGTTAAGGGCGGAGGGAAATAATCAAATGGATCATTTTGCTAAAATAGCGCAAGAACAGCGCAAAAAATTAGCAGCCGCCGTGACAATCGATTTTAAGGTTGAAGATGGGGCTGGAAACCGTGTAGTTCTTTCTACAGATGGAACTATTGCAGGTTTTAGAGATGGTAAAAAAGTTAGCTGGGAACCAATCTTAAATGAAAACCAACTCGTTGCAATGGAAAGCGGACAAGGCGCTAGAGTTGCAGCAGATCTTCTTAAGGATCTTTCTGGTTTTGTTAAGACTGCACTCAAGGCTCCTAGCATTTCACACGAAGTAAAGGAAGTTGAACTTGAGAGTGATCGCAAAGGTGTTAGCTATAAGTCTTTAGGCGAAGGTGTTGCATCACATCACAAAACTAACGATGGTATGACTGTGAGAGAAGAAGAGCTTGATGGTAACTTCTATAGCTCAAGATCAGATGATGCTGAGTTTGGCGAAGCTGCTTTATCAACAGCTGGCCTCTATGGTCATAAAGTTAATGATGCTGAAGTAAAGCAAGCATTATCAAAATTAGTTGCACAAGCTCATAAGGGTGTTTCTGAAGAAGGCCTTAATGAAAGAATTCAAAAGTGTAGAGTAGAAGGAACAGCTGCAGCTCATGAAGTTATGGCATCTACAATCAAAGCTTTAGGAAGAGCTGTTGTTGCATCTTATTCCACTCCTGATGAAATCATTGAAGCATCTGCAAAGCTTGTTAAGATTGCTCAACTTCCAGAAATGGTTGAAACTTCAGCTGCTGGTGCAGATGTTCGTGAAGATGATGCTGCAAGAGCTGATTTCTTCAAGAAAGACATGGAGCCTTCAAGTCCTGTATCAGCTGTTTTAGAACAACTTGGTTCTGAAGTTTCTTCAACAATCTCTGCTGCTGATTTATCTGAAGCACTTAAGGTTGCAGTTGAAGAAAACGAAATGACAAAAGAAGGCGTTACAAGAATGGCTGAACTTCTTATGGGTGGAGCTGCTGGCTCACCAGACGAAGCAATGGGTGCTCCTTCTAAATCAGAAGAACTCAAGGCTGCTCTTCAATCCGCTGTTGATGGTGATGAAAATCTTATTTCCAAAGAAGACCTCAAATCAGCTGTTTCTGCTATGGCAATGTCAGCTGAAGAAAGTGGTGCAACTCCTGATGAAGTTGTTGATGAAGTTGATGGGATGGATGAAAAGTCTCTTGTTGCTGCTGTTAATAAGGCAAGAACTGCAAGTGCTACAAAGGCAAGACTCAAGTCAAGAGCAAGAAGAGAATTCTGGGGCGAAAGAGTTGCATCAAAAACAGACATTTCAACAAATGTTATCGGCTGGTTAGCTGATTATGCTACTAATTTCAACCTTTCAACAAAATCAATCGTGACTGCAGCTAAGAAACTCTGTTCAGATGCTGATTTAGCAGAAAGATTGGTTGTTAAGGCTGTTGAAACAAAGCAAAACTCTGAAAGAACAGCTGCTATGACTGTTACTCAAGAAAAGTCTGACACTATCAGATTTGTCTGCAGAGAAGAAGATCTTGGCGGTGTTAAGCCAGCCGATGAAGGCTTTGAGGATGCATTCAGACAAAAAGCAATGGAAGTTCTTCAAGGACATGGTTTTCAAGTAGACCCTAATACATTCTCTTTCACAGACCTTAACGTTTCTGCATTTGGAGATATTACAGCTTCTGTTTCTTCCAGATCATCTAAATCCTTTAATGCTGAATCAACAATGGGTGGCGAAATGGCAGAGGAAGGCCCGATGGAAGAACCTGTAATCATGTCTGATGCTGCCAGAATGGCAAAAGTTCAAAGAAGAAATAATATTTTAAATAGATATGCACAAATGGCTGCACCAGGTGGAGCACCAGGAATGGGCGGAGCTCCTATGGGTGGTGAAATGGGTGCAGATCCTAACGCATTTGCTGGTCCAGGTTTGAGTGCCATGACAACAGACCCAATGGCAGCTCCTGGTGGAGAAGCCGGTGGCGAAGATTTAGACGCAGTTTCTGAGCCTGGTGATAAGAAGCCTTGGGGTTCTGTATGCCCAGTTTGTGGTTCAGATGATGTTAATATATCTGATTCAAATGCTGACTGTCAATCATGTGGTGCTGCATACAAAATTCTCCAATCACTTGAACTTATTTCAAATGGTAAGGAAGAAGGCGCAAAGCCTGAAGGTGAAGAAGAAATGGGTGCTGCTCCTGAGGCTGCTGGCGCAATGCCTCCAATGCCTCCAGCCGGTGCTCCAGTAGGCGGTCCAATGGGCGCTCCTGCACCAGGCGCACCAGCTCCAGCTGGAATGCCAGCTATGGCTGAAGCAAGAGGATTATTTAGATTAGCAGCGACTGTTGATTCTGATGTTTATCTTAAGACTGCAATGCCAAACTTTGACAGAACAGCTGAATTAAGATTACCAGTTGGTATGGTTTGTCCTAAGTGTGGCAACAGAGAAGCAAACAAGGTTAAGGATACTACATTCTGTCATGGTTGTGGAAACATTGCTAAGACTACAGTGGCTCAAAACCGCAAGAATCCATCAAAATTAGACGTTACCATCACTTGGATCGACTAATTTGATATAAAAATGGGAAGAGAGCTAATCTCTTCCCATTTAATGTGTAAAAGAAATGAATATTAATGCAGGATAAAACAGCATATATTCAGAAGAATTTTAACAAATACAATCAAGACATTGATCGTAAGTTAAAAATGAGGGAAGCAGCAGACAAATGAAAAACAATAAGAAGACAGCTTTATCTCAAGATAAGTTTGCAGCACTTCGTTTAGCCGAACTTCAAATGACAGATAAGGAAGATTTTGATTCCTGTGTAGCAGACATGCAACGCACAGCTTCATTGAACAGTGATGAAGCCGTTGTGGTTGCTAAAGCTATCAGAGCTAAGTATCTTCCAGGTCTTGCAAGAGAAGCCGGTTTTTCCGAAGATGTTACAAGCAAATTTGTAAATCTTGAAGATGGGCATGAAACTGCAGACTTCGCAAAAGAAACTCACAACGAAGAAGACGAAGATTTGTCAGATGATGACACTGATGATTTAACCGACGACATGGAAGACATGGATGACATGGACGAAATGGATGACGAAGATAGCGAAGTAGAAGATGACGATATCGCAACTTTTGAAATAGAAGTCCCCGCTGAAATGGTTGAGGCCGCACAAAAGGCAGTGCAAGAGGCGCTTGACAAGGTTTTAGGCGGAAATGATTCTGATGATGAAGTCACACATTTTAATGATGACGAATCAGATGAAGATGAAATGGAAGATGATTCCGAAGAGCACCAAATGCATAAATCTAGTAGGAGAGAAAAAACAATGACAAGACAAGCTTTAGCTGCTCGTCGTGCGGAAAGAGAACAAATCCTTCGTAGAACTGAAAGAGAGCAAATTCTTAATAAATTTGCTTCAGTTGATGGCGAAGAATCCTATCCAGCGTCAGCAGGTTTCCAACACAGTAGTGAGAACCAATACCACGGAGAAATGGACTATCCAACAATGAAGTTTACTGGCCATACTAAATTAGATGGTCAAGAAGCTATCGACGAGCAAGATGTTACATTTGAAAAGGGTAAGGTTCCAACAAAGAATCCTAACTACCTTCAATTGGGTGATTCCATTGAAGCAACAAGATTCGAAGGTTCTGAAGACGGTTCTTTAGATTATGAGTTAGATTTAGATAGATTGAGCAATATTCCATCTAACAATGAAGCAAACTTAGAGCATTTTGCAATCCCAACAGATGCTGATCAAGTTGCTCGCAACACAACCAGAGTATCCACTGCTTCTAAGAAGTGTGAATGCTGTGGGATGTCCACTGCTAGGATGGCAGCAAATGGCAACAAGTTGCATTCAGTTAAATGCGAAAAATGTGCATCAAAAATGAGTGTTTGCAGCAAGTGTATCGATAAAGATGCTGATTGCCCACATTGCGACAGCAAGAAAGCAGAAGATGAAGGTGATGACAAGAGAGAAGCAGGTACCTCAGGTCCAGCAGGAGATCAAGCTTCACCTGATCAAACTGCAGAAGATGCAACTGTTGTTAAAACTAAAGTAGAAGATTTAGTTGGAAGTGCTAATGCAGCTCAAAATGCCCTCTCTTCAATCTCCAATGCTCGCATCAAGGCTGCATATTCCTGTGCAACAAAGTTAGCTTTAGCTGGAATTATCAACTCTGACGAATGCGATTCTTATGCCGATCAACTTCTTGAAGATGGTTTGAGAGCTGATGTAATGATCAAGAATACTCAACTTCTTCTCAGATCTGCACAAGCATCTGCAGAACGTGTAGCTGCTGCAGCTGCACAAAAACTCAATACAAGAACTGCTTCAGCGATGAGTATTTCTACTTCCCCTGCATTATCTGGTTCTGCCAATAGTGCAGCTCTCGACATCCAAAGTGCTCTTAAGGGTACTTGGACAATGCCAAAAATCGAGGATTAGTTTCCTCACATTAATTTTAGGAGAATAAAACAATGGCAATTCGTGCATTAAATTCAGTCATCGTTGCAAACTATGATACACTCGCAACTGCTTCCTGGCAAGCAGGTGCTTGTTTAGCAATCAATAGCTCAACTGGTAACGTTCAATTAGCATCCAGAGCTTCTGGTGCAGATACATTAAACTTTGCAACATTCGTTGGTTTTTCATCTGATGACACTGCTAGAAGTGGCAACACAATGATTCTTGCAGACCCAGTTGGTTCAAACTACATCGACGGCTCTGGTGTTTTCCAATCAAACAACAACGGTTTCTACGTTGCTGCTAAGAGAGCTATTGGTGATTTCCAATCTGAAATCGTTAACGGTGTAACAAACCTTTCTGCACAGTCTTCTGGTTATGAAGGCCCACGCAGAGGCGTTGGTGTTTACAACACCCCAGGTGGCCAATTTGTAACCGACCAAGTTTCCTTGGTTGTTTCATCTGCAGCTACAGCTGACGCTGGTGGAACTTGGACCCCAGCACCTGGCGATGCTTGTACATTCGCTGCAGATGGCTCAGGTAAGTTAGTTAAGCTTGCTACAATTGGAACAGACGGCCCTATGGTTGCTAGAGTTGACAAGTATGACTCAGCTGCTGGTCTTCTTTACTTTACAATGGTACTCCAAGTAAGCTAATAGGAATTGATTAAGGAGAAAATAAAATGTCAATGATTAAGAGAAATTCAAATGAGCAAAGAGAGACCGTCATTGCGATGGCACTCGAGACCGCTGAAGGTCGCACAGCTCTTGCACAAGCAATGGTCGAGCCAATCAAGACCTCCCTTATGTACCAAGCAATTGGTCGTAAGTTGTTCATGGTTGACGAGCTCCCACAAGGTGCTCTTGCTCGCTATGAGAGAGATGTAGCAGTTAAATCCTACGTCATTCCTAAGCGTGGTGGTGTTCCTTCCGCTGAAGTTGAAGCAGAAGAACTCCTCGTCCCAACCATCGAGTTGGCTGCACACCCACAAATCAGATTAAATGAGATCAGACAAAGAAGATTCTACATTGTCGATAGAGCTCAAGTCCGTGCTAAGGACTCCCTCCAAAGACAAGAAGATACCGAAGTCTTCAAGGTCCTCAACGCCGGTGTTCCAACCGACCAATCCATCAGTGTTTCCGGTACTCTTCAACCAGAGAACATCAACCTTGCGTTGACCCTCATTGAAGAGCACGAACTCATTGGTGCTAAGGTTGTTCTTCACCCACAACGCTACAAGGATATCAGAAACTGGGGTAAGGAATTCTTCGATGAGGCAACTCAAAGAGATATCCTCATGACTGGTCTCTATGGCCACATCTACTCCGCAGACATCCACGTCAGCACCATGGTTCCTAAGAACGCTGTCTACGTCCTTGCACCAGCCCAATTCGTTGGCGCTCTCCCAATCAGACAAGACATCACCGTTCTCCCAGCTGACGATCCAAAGAGACTTCGTCTCGGATGGGTTGTTTACGAAGAGCTCGGATTTGCGCTCATCAATGACTTCGCAGTCTCAAAGATCACCGTTTCCTAATTTTAGTTTAACGGATCTTTAAAAAAAGAGTCCTCTCTTGTAGAGGGCTCTTTTTTCTTTTATCAGTATAATTTGACTAGAGGTATCAAAAATGACCATACAAGATGTAATTGATAATGATTTAACAAACGATATTAGAACTGGTACTGCAGCAGATGATTCAGTTGAGATGATTGATTTTCCTGGAACTGTTTTGCCTAATTTTGAATATTCTAACTGTAATAGAAGCTGGTTTGGTTTTAACTTCGAACCTTACAGTCATTGCTTTTCAGTGTTAGAATTTGGTGCTTGGAAAGATGGTTTTAGATCAGCTACTCGTATTATTTTAGAAAGTAAGTCAGCTGATACTAAATATTTTGGAGTTAGTGAAGTCGATATCACAGATTTAAATAATGACAATGATATTTATACTATGCAAAGAAATCAAGCAGATTATGGTGAAATCATTTCATTAGCATCAAGCAAAGGTGTAACTGCATTTGATGTTATTATTTTTGATGTTGAAGCATCTATTAATCAAATGTTAGACCTCTGGACAAATACAAGTTTATTATCACCTGGTGGAATGATTGTTGTTCACGATGTGCATTATCATCCAGGCCCTAAAACTCTAATAGAAAACTTAGATCCTGATAAGTTTTTAGTAGAAATTAGATGTGTTGATAAAAAAATGGATTATGGTATAGCTTTCATTAAAAGAAAGTAATAAAAAGGAGGATTAAAAACCCTCCTTTTTATTTTGTTATAATACTGGTATGTCTAAGCTTATTATTTTTGATTTAGATGGAGTATTAGTAGAAGCAAAAGAAATTCATTTTGATGCATTGAATTTGGCATTAAGAGATATTGGTGAAGAATTTGTTATTAGTTGGGAAGAGCATTTAAAAACATATGATGGTTTAAAGACATATGACAAGTTGAATCTTCTTGCAAAATATAAAGGTTTGCCGACAGATAAAGACACATCAGAAAAAATATTTCAAAACAAGCAGACATACACTTTAAATGCCTTGTCAAATTTAAGCAGAAATCAAAAGTTTATTAGATTATTTGAACAACTGAAGGCTAATGGGTATATTATTGCTTGTTGTTCAAATTCAATAGAAAAAACGGTACATCTTTCATTAACTAACTTGGGTATTATTAATTTCTTTGATTTAATTTTATCCAATGAAGATGTTAAATATTCTAAGCCTCATCCAGAAATTTATTGGAAAGCTATGTCTTATTTTGGGGCTTTACCTGAAACAACTTTAATTGTTGAAGATTCGCCTACGGGTTTAACTGCTGCTTTTAAATCTGGAGCTAAAGTATTGAGAGTGAAAAATACGAATGATTTTGATTTTGAAAAACTAAACAATTCATTTCATTCCAATAAGCAGCATAAAGAAAGGTGGGTAGATAAGAAGATGAATGTTTTAATTCCTATGGCTGGTAATGGAAGTAGATTTGCACAAGCTGGATATACATTTCCAAAACCATTAATTGAAGTGCATGGAAAGCCTATGATTCAGGTAGTTGTTGAAAATCTTGCTGTAGATGCTAACTTTATTTTTGTTGTTCAGAAATCCCATAGAGAAAAATACAATCTTGATTCTATGCTTTCTTTAATTTGCCCCGGTTGTAAGATTGTAGAAGTTGATGGTGTAACTGAGGGAGCTGCTTGTACTGTTCTTTTGGCTAAGGAATTTATTGATAATGATGAGCCTTTAGTCATTGCAAATTCTGATCAGTTTATTGAATGGAATAGTTTAGAGTTTTTCTACAAAATGAATGAGCAGAACTTGGATGCTGGGATTGTATCTTTCAGAGCAACACATCCTAAATGGTCATATGCAAAAGTTGATGATAATGGTTTCGTGACTGAGGTTGCTGAAAAGAATCCTATTTCTGATATTGCTACAGTTGGGGTTTATTATTGGAAGCAAGGTAAAGATTTTGTTAAATATGCTGAGAGTATGATTTCAAAAGATATCAGAGTAAATAATGAATTTTATGTTTGTCCAGTATTCAATGAAGCTTTGTTAGATGGTTTGAAGATAAAGACATTTGATGTTCCTAAAATGTGGGGAATTGGAACTCCTGAAGATTTAAACTATTTTCTTGAGAACTATAAATAAAAAAGAGGCCTTGAGCCTCTTTTTTATTTAGAATGGAACTTTGCCTCTCAGTATATCCCAAAGCATAATCCAGTCGCTTATCTTTGCTTTTATTGGATCCTTGAATGCTGCTGGTTTGTTTTTCTCAAAAAAGAAATGTCCAGACCAAGCAAAAGGGTAAACAATAAATGGTGTTAGGATCAAAAACCAATAATATCCATACCACAAACATCCAGCAATCCATAGAAGAGTCATTAGTTGTCCTAAAACATGTAATCTTCTGCAGATTTTATTTTGATGTAAGGTTAAATACATCTCATAATATTCTTTCATATTCATAAATTTATTCCTTAATAAATGCACTGAGCAAATGTCTATTTACAATATCTTCGTCAACAATGTCAAAAAACATATTTTTATTCAACATATTTTCTGCATCATTATTTCTGTAAAAATTATTATTTTTATGGAGAGTGTATCTAGACCAAAAAAGTAATCTTTCTCCAGAATTTAACGGTTGTCCATGGTGTAATGCAAATGTGTCTCCAATAATTGCAGTTCCAGCTTTCCCTTTAATTACAACTTTTTCACTCATATCTTCAGATCCTTTATGAGTATTTTTGTAATATACGTGTGGTCCGTTATTGTCATCTACATCTGATAAGTAAATAAAAAATGCTAAAAACTTAAAATCGTCATAATCTCTGTGAAGTTTTTGAGTATGAAATTCTTGTCCAGTGTATTTACTCCACCACATACTAACAGAAGTTATTGTTGGTACACATCCTAAATAAGCTTGCATCAAAGATACAATATCTTTTCTAGTAATAATATTTAAAATTGTTGGATTTGATAAAAGATGATTCATTTTGTAAGCGCACACATTCCAATTTAAATCATCTGTGTAAAATTCAGGACTTGTATTAAATGCTCTGCCTGGGACGTGGAAATTGTATCCCTTAACTGTTTTGCTTAGTTCAACAATTTTATCAATTTGTTCTTCAGTTAGGAAGTTTTCAATAACTGCATAACCTTCAGTTTCAATTTGAGATAGAGCCTTTGAATCATAAGGATGCTCTGTTTTTGGGATATAAGAATTTACAATTTCATTTATTCTTTTTGTGTAATATTCTTTATTTTCCAATGATTTATAAATTGATAGATCGTCACAAGCTGGTAAGTTAAGTTCTTTTCTGATAATGTTTTCTATATCTGGGTATTCAATCATTTTATATTGTGCAAACTCCTTTTTTTTGTACTACTTTTGTTGCACATTCTTGAGCAAATAAAATAGCTTTAATTATATCTTTTGTTAAAACATATTCACACACTAATCCAGAAATAAATGTATCACCAGCACCGGATACATCTCTGATATTAACTTTTTCCACTGGATATGTGATTCCCTGATATTCACAACCTTCATCAGATTTAGTTATAATCATTTGATTAATAATATTCAGTTGGTCAAT